TTGTTTAAAAAGGTGTTATTATGTGTGGAATATATGTGGATTAAATGTACTGAGGAGTCGTTATCTTAGCGAGCATTATAACACAAACGCTCCGAAATTGTCAATCCCTCGGTAATATTTTGTAGGAGAAGTCCGTATGGCAGTTTATAATACAAATGTCCTATAAATATCCTATACTACTTGACAAAAACGTTCAGGTAATGTAGAATACTAAGTAACACCCCCCACCCTCTAATCCCATGACAGTTTCTAACATTTACGGGCAGAAGAGTAAGTATAGAATAACTCTGGAATTAGACGTACTCGATGACTTTAACCCGTATCAAATTGACTGGGATAAAGTGTTAGATATACAGGACAATGAGGAAGTACAAAGTGTTATCGAAGATCTGAACATTCCTGTCAGTTGGTAACAATGGGGAACCTCCAAATTGTCCTTATAATGTATAGACCAGTTCACTCAAGTCTTTAAAAGGTTAGTGATACTTAAGTAAACCTAATTACAGTCTTTATTATGTCAAACAGTAACACACAGTTTGTATCAGTTAACTTTGCAGAATTCCTCTTGGAAAATGCAAACAATGGCAATGAAATCTTATCAGTCCTCGATGATATTGTAGAGGGTGCAGATACAGTGCTATAAGTAACAGATAGTCAGTGATAATATGTTAGGGGTTTGTGTTACTTAGTGGTTACACAGTTGTTGACACAAACCTCAATACATGTTATGATGAGTTATTAACAGTGTTTCGACAGTATTATGCGGTTACGTTGTTATCGTTGCGTCGGGCGTTGCGTATATAAAAAAAGATAGAGACCCTAACCTACAGAGGTGACAAATCGAGAGAGAGATATAGAGATATAAAAAAAATTCCGTGGTATATAAAAACGCCATGTGGATTTGCATATATAAAAAAATTCGCCTTATAAAATTTTGGACAATACCACTTATCACATCTATGCAAAGGATAAGGTATTGTATTGTAATCTAGAAGAAGAAGATTTTGAAGAGAAGTGGGAACTACTCCAAGTGATGGTGGGACTACTTAAAACAGAATATACAGAGAGAGACTTATCATATATTAAGTTAGGACCGAAGTGTGGTGTAGGTGGACCAGGAAGGATTGTACAGAAAACCCCCATGTGGGAAGAAGATTCTTATTGACATTGTGCTACATACCTAGTATAATTGATGTGTAGCTACTAGGAATTATGGCAAAAGGATTTACAGTTAAAGCAAATAAACCAACAACCAAAGCAGGTGACTGGGATATTGCAGCTATCAAAGAAAGAATGAAAGGGAAGACCGTTGTGTTTTGTCTTCCAGGTAGGGGAGTATCTTACATATATCTGAAGAACTTTGTGCAGTTATGCTTTGACATGGTTCAGAACGGTATGTCCATCCAGATCTCACAGGACTACTCTTCTATGGTAAACTTCGCAAGATGTAAGTGTCTCGGAGCAAATGTATTACGTGGACCAGATCAGATACCTTGGGATGGTAAGTTAGAGTATGATTATCAGTTATGGATTGACTCGGATATTGTCTTTGATACTAACAAGTTCTGGCAGTTATGTGATATGGCAATTCCTGCTGATGCTGTCTCTGAAGATGGTACAGTAGATGACACTAAGAAGAAGAAAATCGTCTCAGGATGGTATTGCACAGAGGATGGGAAGACTACATCTGTCGCACACTGGTTAGATGAAGATGACTTCCGTAAGAATGGGGGAGTTATGAATCACGAAACCATTGAGTCAATCAGTAAGCGTAAGAAACCATTTACTGTAGACTATGCAGGTTTTGGGTGGTTGATGATAGAGAAGGGAGTCTTTGAAGATGAGAAGATTAAGTATCCTTGGTTCGCTCCTAAGATGCAAGTCTTTGAGTCTGGTAGTGTTCAAGATATGTGCGGCGAAGACGTATCGTTCTGTCTTGATGCAATGGATGCAGGTTTTGAAATCTGGTGCGATCCTCGTATTAGGGTAGGGCACGAAAAATCTCGTATCATATAATGTTATGAACAAAGAAGAACAGTTATCTATGGGTCGATCCGTTAAATGGGTCGATTTCCATATGCCTTCAAAGACATCAGAAGAACTATGGTATCTTTGTTCAAATATACTTACAGAGCTCTCGGAGCGTGACTCGGTTCGATATCGTATCAGAGCAACCGATGCATCTCTAGCGGCGAAACTCGATTTAATTGATGAAGACACACACGACTCGGAGGGTTGTTAAATGGCAAAAACTTTTAATACTGGCGTTGAGACAGTAGAATCAAAACCGAAAAAAACTCGTCAAGGAAAAGGAAAGCATACCAAATATGCCGCTTCCTCTCGTAATGGTGCTCCTAAAAGACTAAGGGGGCAAGGTAAGTAAATGGCAGCACTTATTTGTAATCTACCTTCTTATGAGGTATGGGTTAGAAAGGAGTACTTAACTGATCATACTAGTGGTCATGGCGAATTTGTAAAAGGCGTTTGGGTGTCGTGTAAATCGATACCTGGACGTGCTTTTTACTTTGAAACCTATCTACCCGAATATGGGGCAATGTATGATAAGTTACCTATATCTGCGTTTCTAAGTGAACCTAAGATACCAGATCCCGATATGACTCTACATAACCTACAGTTCTGGAATTGCATGGATTATGGCGTTGTAGCAGTCCAAAAGCAGTTTATAGGGTCAATGCACTTTGAACTCTATACAAGGGACTACGGGAACCAAACAGGGACGTATATATGTACATTGGATAACTATCACCAAGACGTAGATGCTATTGATTACTCTACTAGTGAGAATCCAAGTGAACATAAGTCACATAACCTTATTGAATTAGATAATGGTCAATTCGCATTGTATCCAAATAATAGAATGCGTATCTATGATAATAGTCTAACACCTAAAGAACCATTGAATCCTGATTTTAAAGTATCAACTGTATACTATCAGGTTGAGAATGGACATGATAGGGATGGGTTAGGTAGTGAAGAGAACTACTTCTGGAAAACGGCAAAAGAAAGAGATGCAAAAGATCTATAAATCAGAGGTCGTACTTAAACATCATGATGAACTGAGTAACATTATTGACAATGCAGTTAATACTACTCAACATCATGATATTTTTGGTGATAGTTATACTTGGTCGTATGGAAAGTATAATATTTTTGGATTTACATCTGCAACTAAGGTATTCTATGACCTGTTCTGCGAATTAAATGCGATTGTATATGATTATAATGGTACTAATGAACCTTTATGGATGCAAAGTTGGTTAAATTACCACGAAAAAGACGGTTTGTTGGATTGGCACGGACATCAATGGCCAATTCATGGTTATATTTCAATTAGACCGCACAATACAAAGACAATTTTTAGAAATCCTGAGTATGAAGTGATAAATGAAGTTGGAAATGTGTATATTGGACCAGGATATAGAGAACATAAGGTAATTTCTGATAAAAATACTCAATTTGACACGAATAGAATCACAATTGGGTTTGATATACTTAAAGATGTGCCTCCACATGCTCTTGCAGGTAATATAGGACTCATACCTTTTCCTCAAATAAATAGAATGAGCTCTTAGTATACTTATGAACGACTTTTTGGATAATTTGGGTAATGATCAGCATCAAAAAATGCTCCGTGAGATAGCAAATGACGGTATAACACCTAAAAAAACTGATCATAAGGTAAATAATGACCTATATGAGGCAGATGGGTTGGATTATGACGAAGAACTTTATAAATCTTGACTAAATAATAAGATAGTAAGAGTATTTTATAATGCCTCTAGAAAGAGTCAGTCAAGGTTTTAAGGATATTAGTATGACTTTTCAGTCTAATCCACTGAATGGTGATATTATTGGAATTAAAAATGAAAATGCGATTGCAAGATCCGTAAGGAATATAGTATTTACTCTTCCTGGTGAAAAACCGTTTGATCCTGATTTTGGGTCAAGAATATATAAGACACTTTTTGAAAATCTTGATAATATTTCTGCATCGACGATTGTTGATGAAATAGAACAGTCAATTAGGAACTATGAACCTAGAGTCGATTTAATCGATGTTCAAGCAGATCCTAATTTTGATGAAAACTCATATGATGTAACCATAATATATGAAATCATAGGAGCAGACGTTCCGCAGCAACAATTACAATTCGTTTTGCAACCAACTAGGTAAAATGCCACTAGTAAATTTCTCTAACCTTGATTTTGATCAGGTTAAAACAACACTTAAAGATTATTTGAGGGCAAACTCTAAGTTTACCGATTATGATTTTGAAGGTTCTAACTTATCTACTATTATAGACCTTCTGGCATATAATACTTACATCACTTCGTACAATGCCAACATGGTAACGAACGAAGTATTCATTGATAGTGCGACTTTACGGGAAAATGTGGTATCGTTAGCAAGAAATATTGGATATTTACCTAGATCAAGGACTGCATCAAGGGCATCAGTTAGTTTTTTCGTAAATGCATCAAATATTACGCCTAGACCATCAACTATAACTCTTCAACCAGGTCCAGTAGCAGCAACATCAGGGTCTTTTGGTAACCAATCTTATGTTTTTTCCATCTGCGACCCAGTAACACGACCTGTAATTGATGGAATTGCTAATTTTGACGATATTATACTCTATGAAGGAACACTTTTAAAGCAAAATTACACATTTACCTCTCAGAACCCAAATCAAAGGTTTATTTTACCTAATATAGGGGTTGATACTACTCTAATTAAGGTTAAAGCAGGTACTACTAACCAAAAATTCAGATATTCTTACCAAGATAACCTCTTTGACATCACTAGTGACTCAAAAGTCTTCTATATTCAAGAGGTAAATGATGAAAGATATGAAATATTCTTCGGAGATGGTGTTTTTGGAAGAAAATTACAAGAAGGTGAAGAAATTGACATAAGTTATATCGTCTCTAATGGCGAAATGGCGAATGGTGTTAATCAATTTACCTTTAGTGGTAGGTTAACGTATATACAGAATGATGGTGTTCATAATGTTACTAATGGTATTTCATTGTTAACAACAGGGTCAAGTGGGTCTGGTGGTGAAGAGATCGAAGGAGTTGACTCTATTAAGAAGTTTGCACCTAGAATCTATGCATCTCAGAACCGTGCATTGACTGCAAGTGACTATGAATCACTAATTCCAGCAAAAATTTATCCCGAAACAGAGTCAATTTCTGTTTTTGGAGGCGAAGAACTGGTTCCACCTCAGTATGGTAAGGTCTTTATCAGTATAAAACCAAGATTTGGTGATTTTTTACCGAATTTGGTCAAAGAGCAGATCAAATTGAAGCTTAAGAAGTATTCAGTAGCAGGAATTGTCCCAGAAATTCTTGATTTGAAGTACCTTTACCTTGAAGTTGATTCAAAACTCTATTATAACAGTAATTTGGTAGGAAATGCAGAAGAAGTTTCTACAATTGTCTCAAATAATGCAGCAAAATATGCAGATTCATCAGATTTGAACAAATATGGAGCAAGATTTAAGTATAGTAAGTTCTTAAACATCCTCGATCAGAGTCAAGAGTCTATTACATCCAATATTACAACAGTTCAGATCAGAAGAGATCTTAGATTGGTAACAAATTCCTTTGCTGAGTACTCAGTTGGGTTTGGAAATGCCTTCTATATCAAGAGTATGAGTGGTTATAACATCAAATCTTCTCCAATTAGGGTTGCAGGACTTGATTTTGACGTATATTTGTCGGATGTTCCAGATTCAAACAGAGAAACTGGTTCATTATTCCTATTTTCTATACCATCTCTCAATTCAACATCACCTTCCATAATAAGGCGTAACGTTGGGTTTATAAATTATACTAAGGGAATAGTTACATTGAACCCGATCAACATAACATCGGGCAAACTTAAAGATGGTCAGGCAATTCTTGAGATCTCTGCTTGTCCTAAATCCAATGACGTGATTGGATTACAGGATTTATATCTACAATTAGACATAAGCAATAGCACATTTGAACCAATCGTTGATGAAATATCATCAGGATTAGATCCAGCAGCATCGAACTACATTGTAACCTCTAGTTATCATAATGGATCATTGGTTAGAGAGGGTGGTGCTGTAACAGTAACTACTACAGCTACAGGAACTTCAAGAACATCCACAGAAACTACAGGGACTACTACTAATAGTAGTATAAACACAGGTTCTACAGGAGCAACTTCTTCTTCATCATCATCACCATCATACTAAAATAAATGATATCCACCACAGATAAAAGAATACAGTTTAGTAATATAGTTGAAAATCAACTTCCTTCTTACGTCAAGGAAGATTATCCTTTAATAAATGATTTTTTAAAGCAATATTATGTTGCTCAGGAGTTTGATGGTGCTCCTGTTGACTTGATTCAGAATATTGATAAGTATATTCAACTCGATAATAATACAAATTGCGTATATACTGCTAGTTTAGGTGTTGATGTATCAATTACTGATACTAATATTGTTATAGATTTACTAGAAACACCTGAAGGAACCAATGGATTCCCTGATTCATGGGGTTTACTTAAGATTGACGATGAAATTATAACATACGAAAGCAAAACAATAACAACTTTTGAGAATTGTCATAGAGGATTTTCTGGAGTTACTTCATATGTTAGTGAATTAAATGCAGAAAATTTAGTTTTTAATACTTCTGACAGACAGGCACATTCAAAAGGAACTGAAATACAGAATTTAAGTGCATTATTCTTAAAGCAATTCTTAATTAAGACGAAGCAACAGATACTTCCTGGTATTGGTGAGAGAGATTTAACACCTGAAGTTAATCAAAATGTCTTTATTAAGCAAGCAAGTGACTTTTATTCATCAAAAGGTACTGATAAGTCATTTAAAATACTCTTTAAAGCACTTTATAATCAAGATGTAGATGTTATAAAACCTAGAGATAACCTTCTCACACCATCAAATGCTCAATATAAGGTTGCAGATCACTTTATAGTTGAAAGTGTTTCTGGAGATCCTTCAGAATTAAGCACTGCTACCTTATTCCAAGATACTTATAGTGATACTATCACTAAAGCATATGCTCCGATCACCTATGTTGAGAAAGTATCTACAGGAACTGCTGGTGTTGCTAAGACTTTTTATAAACTTGCAGTAGATTCTGGTTATAGTAGAAGTGGAATGACCGATGGAGCAATCTACGGTAAGTTTTCAGTTCACTCTAAAACTAGAGTAATAGGTAATGTTGGTGTAGGAACAACTACTTTAGATGTTGATTCTACTGTAGGATTCCCAAAAAGTGGTGAACTATCAATACAATACAAAAATCTATCTGTTGGTATTGTATCTTATAGCTCAAAATCATTAACTCAGTTCTATGGTTGCACAAATTTAAATGGAACTATACTTGATGGTACTGATGTTGGCATAAACACGTATGCATATGGATATTCTTCACAAGATCAGTCCAAAGTTATTAAGATAAGAATAAATTCTGTTATTAACTCTATAGACTTTGATAGTTCTGCATATGGATATAGTGCTGGTGATAAAGTTAAGATCAATACATTAGGTATCGGTGCTACTGGATTTAAATCTCATAATTGGTTTTATAATGGATGTCCTGTCTATAATGTAAAGAGTTTCTCATTAGTTGATGCATCTGACCAAACTTGGGAGATTGTATTAGATACCAATCATTTTTTCAGAAAAGGTGATTCTGCAATACTCAACGGTAGAGACAGTTTTCCTAAAAATTGTGAAATAGCATCAGTTTCTTCAGAAAAATCTTTTGTTATAAGTGGACAAGGAGCACTTAGTACTTCTGATGTTTACAATATTAGAAGAAGTATATCAAAAGCAGTACCTAGTGGTAGTAATGCAATTGGTATAGGAATATCTGTATTCTCTACTGATGTTCAGAACACTTATGTAAGTGATAATAAGTTATTAGTCGCATCATCATCTATACCTTCTTATGGTACACAACCATTAGATGCATATGACCATTCTGTTACCTTTAGTGGTACTTTTAGTGGAGAAGATTGGGAAATATCAACACAAGACCATTCTTTATATACAGGAGACTCAATATACTACTCTCCAAACAAAATAACTCAGAATTTTATCAACTCTGCAGGACAACCTACTAGTAGAATTGTAGATGGTCCTGCTTTAGTAGATGAGGGAATATATTTTGTTTATAGAGTCAATCTTAATACAATAAAACTTGCAACATCAAAAGCTGACATTTTAAGAGGTAAATTTATCAGTATATCTACTGATTCACCAATAACAGTAACTGATAACAAGATTCAAAAGACTGAATACAACAATAAAACCTTAGAAACACAAAAAATACTAAGAGAAGTATGTCCTGCAAATAATGAGGGAACAGAATCTAAAACTAAGTCTGGATTTACTGGACTTTTGATAAATGGTGTAGAAATTCTCAATTATAAGTCAAGAGACTTTTTATATCATGGAGAAGTTAAGGGTATTGACCTTCTTGCAACTGGATCTGGTTATGATGTAATAAATCCACCAGATTTAAAGATTGCTGATAATGTAGGAACTGGTGCAACTGGACATGTATCAGTATCTGGTTCTATAGAAGAAGTTAGAGTCATAGATAGCGGTTTTGATTACCATGAGAAACCAATTATCACTATTTCTGGTGGTAATGGGTTCGGAGCATTAGTAACTCCAAATATGAAGACTGTACCTCATCAGGTTAAGTTTAATGCTACCCAAAAAGGTGAAAGAATTATAATAGGGCAAGCAAACTCTCTTATTAACTTCACTGAGGTTCATAAATTCATAACTGGTGAAAAAGTCATCTATATTAGTGATAATGAAACTGGTGTAGGTGGATTATCTACTTCTACATCATATTATGTTGATGTTATCAATGATTATAAGATTAGACTCCATAATAAGTCATGGGAAGCAGTTGCAGGTATCAATACAGTTACATTTACATCATATGGAACTGGTAATCAAGTAATCAAGTCATTTACTAATAAGAATGTAGTAGAATCGGTAAATGTAGTAAATGCTGGTTCAGGATATGAGAATAAGAAGAGAATAGTAGGAACCATTGGAATAAGCACTTCACTTAATACTATCAATATTCCCGATCATGGTTATGAGTCTGGTGAATTGATCGTATACACCTCTCAGGAGACCCCTGTAGACGGTCTAACAAGCGGAAATGAGTATTACGTCACAAAGGTCAATAATGATAGTTTTAGGTTATCTCAGGTTGGTTCTGGTGAAATTTACAGTAATTACTACTATACTACTAATCAATTCATAGATTTGATCAGTGTTGGTGTTGGTGCTCATTCATTTAACTATCCAGAGATCAAACTTAAGTTAGTTACTTCTGGATTCACTACTACAGCATATGAAGCACAATTACAACCGATAGTTAGAGGAGAACTTACTTCTGTTAGACTATCTGATAATGGAGTAGGATATGGATCGTCTGATATTATCAATTTAGAAAAACAACCTTTAGTAACCTTAGTAAGTGGAGTTAATGCTCAAATTGAAGCAATTGTTGATAATGGAACTATTGTTGATGTTTTAATTAAGAGTCCAGGTAAAGATTACAGTTCTGTTGATTTAGATATTATAGGAACTGGTTCTGGAGCAGTTTTAACACCAATTATTACTAATGGAGGGATAACTTCTGTTAAGATCATTCAGGGTGGTGTAAATTACACTTCTGGAAGCACTTATATAAATGCAATCTCATCTGGTACTGGTGCTAACTTTAAAACTAATTTGCAGTCATGGAATATCAACTTAGTTAGTAGAAATATCAATAAATTTACTGTTGATGATGGATATCTAGTAGATGGTATAAATTCTAACTTTAGTCTTCAATATTCTCATTTATATGCCCCTAGACAATTAAGAGAAAGAATATTCTCGGTTGATCAAGTTGGTAGAACAATGTATGGCAATTACGACTTAGGAAAAGACCTTGGTGGTAATGAAACAACTTCTTCTCAACACTCACCTATTATTGGTTGGGCATATGATGGAAATCCAATTTATGGACCTTATGGTTACATAACAAAAGCAGGTGGTGTTATTGCTCAGATGAAAACTGGGTATAGTAGTAAAGATTCAGTATCATTAGCAAATAGACCTGTAGGATTTCCTGAAGGATTCTTTGTAGAAGATTACAAATATCAAAAAGTTTCTGATGAAACTGTTCTCGATCAGAATAATGGTAGATTCTGCGTAACTCCAGAATTCCCAGAAGGTACATATGCATATTTTGCAACTATTGATGAAGATATTGCAAGTTCAGGTCAATTTGTTGGATATAAGCAACCAGTATTCCCATATTTAATTGGTGATAAATTTAAGTCATCTCCAAATAGCTTTAACTTTGATCAAGATTCAAATCAAGATGATTATAATTTAGTTGGAACTGATTGGGCAAGAAACACTACTCCATACAATTTACATGAAGATGGTGTAGATTATAAGTATATTTCTTTACCAAATGAACTAAAACAGACTGCAGATATAACAGGAGTTGGTCCAGGTAAAATAGAATCTATAGGAATTGAAACTGGTGGTACAGGATATAGTGTAGGTGATAAAGTTATATTTGATAATGCAGATTCAAAAGGAAGTGGTGCATCTGCTAGAGTTTCTATGGTAGATGGTAAAACATTTGATACTATCAGTGTTGCTTCTTCTATTATTACCAATTGTGAGGTTTATCCATCAAACTCTTATGAAATAGTCACTCCTGCTGCTCATAATTTCTTGAATGGTAATTTAGTTACTATTTCTGGTATATCTACCACATCATCTGGTCTTGAAGGTGTATATCCTATAACAGTTGAGCAAGGATCATTTACTTTAATTGGTGTTGGTACAGATATTGCTGCTGGCAATCCAGAAGTTACTGGAATTATTACTTACTTTAATACAAGTGGTGATTTTAGTTGGGTAAACATAAATGATGAATTTGAAGTTGGTGAACCAGGAGGATTTGATAATCTACCAGAAAAAATTAAAGTTCTTAATAAAGATGAAAGATCTTCTAGAATACGGGTATTAAGAAATGTAGGAGGCGATATTGGTATTAGTACTGGTGCAAATCTTGCTGCTGATAGTGCTATCGTAGAAGATTCAAAGAAATTTACTATACCAGCAGGTTTTAGCACTGCATTTAGTGGTAAAAGAAATACTCAATACTATTTCAACCCTATAGAACAAGTAGGATTTGGACTTACTGTTGGTATGGCATATGTTGCTAGTATCACAAATCCTGGTGCAGGACTATCAATAATACATATCAACACAAGAGGAATATATTTACCAAATCATAATTTAAATACTGGAGATGAAGTAACTTACTCTCCTGATGTAGATGCTGTTTATTCAGGTGATGAGAGTATAGGTATTGCTACTATTATTGGTAATACTGTATCAACTCCTGGTCCTATAGCGGTTGGTCAAAAACTATTTGTTGCAAAGATAAACTCTAACTTAATTGGGTTATCTACTGTCAGAGTAGGTATGGGAACCACTGGTGCTTTTGTGGGTCTTGCAAGCGAATTTAGGGACTCTACAACACTACTATTCAATGGTGCTGGTACTGGAGAAGGACATAGCCTTAAAACAAATTATGAGCAAATTACTGCAACTGTAACTAGACATTTAGCAACTGCCAATCTAACTGAAGAGCATGGATTAACAAATGGAGATAATGTAGTAGTTAGTGTAAATCCTGGTGTTGCTTCAACATATGTTGTCAAATATAATGACTTTAATAGAAAACTGATTCTTAACGAATTATCATTTACAGATGTCAATATTGATATAGCAAATGATTCAATTAGAATAGACAATCATGGACTTGTAACTGGTCAAAAGGTTGTTTATACTGCTATTTCGCCTTCTACTGGATTAGAAAATAATAGAATATATTACATCTATGCCCAAGATCATAATATTATTAAATTATGTGCAACTCTTTGGGAAACTGAACAATTTAAACCCAATTTTGTTAATATTGCTAGTGCTTCTGATGGAAACTTAGGACCAGTAAACCCACCAATTTCTGCGTTTAAAGATTCTACAGTTGTATTTGATGTAGGTGATTCTAGTTTAGCATTTATAAGAGATTCACAACCATACTCAGCATTTGAACTTGATTTCTATACTGATACTAACTTTACAGAACCTTGGAACAATAGAGTTAGTGATATTGTTAGAAATGGTCTTGCTGGTATAAATTCTACTGCTACTGTTACTATAACAATAGACAGACATGCTCCTGATTCACTTTTCTATAACTTATCTCCGTTATATGAAACTGATCTTCCTCCAGTTAAAGAACAAATTGCTTTTGATACTGAAGTATTTGATAATAATAAGATAGCAGTTACTGAAAGTGAATTTAGTGGAAATAGAATAGTTGCTATTGGTGATACTAATAAATTTGACTTTACTGTTGCTCAATTACCTGAATCTGCTTCATATAAGAATGAAAATCCAGCATTAAGTTATAAAACATCATCAAGAAGTGCTACTGGTTCTATTTGTAATATCAGTGTTGTAAATGGTGGTGCAAATTACTACTCATTACCAGGTATTACTTCTGTTGCTTCACTTACTGGTACAAATGCAATTATTAAACCTTTTAGTACTTCAATTGGATGTATTAAAAATACTAAGATCAACGATATTGGATTTGATTTCCCTTCAGACCCAACATTAAGACCAACTACAAATTTACCTCAAATATTAACCTTAGATGCTCTTTCTAGATTAGATTCTGTTGGTATTTCATCTGCAGGTCGTGGATATATTAAAGCACCGACTTTACTTGTCTTTGATGGAAGAACTAAGAAGAGAGTTGATGGTATTGAGATAAAGTATAAGTTAGGTGATGATCAAGTATCAATAATCAAGAATAAGGAAAATTTAAATTCTATTACTCCTACAATTTTACCAGTTAATAATACTAATGGAATTGGTATTGCTACAATAGGATTTACTACAGCAACTAAAGAGGTAGTAATTGGATTTAACACTGGATTTAGTCAAGAATTCCCATTAAGTGTTGGTGATAAGTTCTTAGTTGAAAACGTTAGTGTTGGAGTTGGTTCTACTGGATTTGGATTCAATTCATCAGAATATGAGTATAAGATGTTTGTTGTTAGTAAGACAACTCCTAATCTTGGTGGTATTGGTTCTATATTCTACAATCTTGATGGATATTTACCATCTGGTGAACAACCTGGTGAATATGATGTAGTTAATTCTGTTGGTAGAGTAATACCTGAAAGAGATTTCCCAATATTTGATGTTTCTTTAAAAAATAATATTTTTGCTACGAAAGAAACTATAGTATCTGATAGTGCGACTGGTGTTGTACAATCTTGGAATCCAGTTACTGGTGAATTAAAAGTTATCTCTAATGATAACTTTATAGTTAATGAGCAAATTATTGGATCATCTTCTGCATCTAGTGGAATAACTTCTTCTATAAAAACCTTTGATTCTAATATGACATTAGATGTATCATCGAAGGTATCTAGTGGATGGGAAACAAATTCTGGTTTCTTAGATGATAATCAGCAAAGAATACAAGATAGTCTCTATTATCAAAACTTCTCATATGCACTTAAGTCTAGAATTGCATATGATACTTGGCAAGATGTTGTATCTACCTTAAACCATACTCTAGGATTTAAGAAATACTCTGATTATGATTTAGTTTCCGATTCTTCACTTCCTGAAGGTGGTTCTGGTTATTATATCAAAGGTGGTGGTACAGGTGTTGAAAACCATGTACCTGCATCTATGGTAGTCGGTGTTACTACTTCTTTGACATTCTCTGATGTTGTATCTGAGAATATTGGTGTGGGTAATCTTAATTGTGTTTCTGACTTTGATTTGGTTAGTGAAAATGCATTGCAGATTGGTAATAGCACTCTATCCAATGAAATAAGATTTACAAGTAAGACACTTACTGACTATTTTGAGTCTATTGGTAACAGGGTTCTTTCTATTGATGATATAAGTCCAACATTTAACAGTAATCCTAGACCTACTCCATTCAGTGTAGTAAGTAACTTTACATTAGCAGATGTAAGAGCTCAGAAGTACATTACTTACGTTAGAGATAAGAGATATCTTGGCGAAAGACAGATTATGATTGTTGATATTATCAATGACAACTATAATGCTTATATCAGTCAATATGCAAGAGTAGAAACTGAATATGATCTTGGAACATTTGATTTCACAGTACAAGGAACTGATGGACAGTTATTATTCTATCCAACAAGAAGTACTGTAAATGATTTTGACATTACATGCTTATCTTACAATATCGATGATAATTTAGCAGGTATTGGTACAACAACTATCGGTAATACTACTATTGATACTGGTAGTTTTGATATTTCTGGTGGAACTACTACTATTGCTGAGTTTCTTTCTAATCCTACTACGGGTGGAAAGGTTCTTGTAGAAATTACGGGATCAAGTAATGAATATGAAATGGATGAACTTAATTTTATAGTTGATGCATTTGGTGGGATTGATATAGTCGAATATCCTCAAATAACCACTGATGTTGGGGAAGTTGCTAGTGCTGGTATGGGAACATATTGGGCATATACCGATAGTGGTAAGTGTAAGATTGACTTTATTCCACATCCTGCAACTAATAGATTATTTACAGTAGAACCTTCTGAAGTTAATGATACTGATGACACCATTACTATGGTAAATCATAAGTTATCAACTGGATCTGGATTAAAGTATACAGAAGGTGCATTACCGATTGGTGGTCTTACTGACGGTACAACTTATTATGTTATCAATGTAAGTGCGGATATTATTCAATTAGCAACAACTGAAGAAAATGCAAAAGAAAATATATCAATAGATCTTACAACTTCAGGAACAGGACAGCAGTTCTTTAGAGTACTTACAGTAATTAACTGCATCTATAAGCAATTTGATGAAAGTCTTGTTGGTTTTGGAACACAAGTTAATATGAAACATGCTCGTTTAGAGAGCGATTTAGTTGCTATATCTGCATCAGGTATGCCAACTCCACAAGTGATTATGAAGTATCCAACTCAATTGGATGCAACTACTGATGGTTTTGATGGTGCATACTTCATGGCATTTGTTGAAACTGGTAATCAAGGTACTACTAGTGCTGTAAGATACTTTAGTGAACATATGATTATTGATGATTATAATGAAGGATTGCAAACTGGTGAAGTATACGAAGCAGAATGGGGAGTTCTAAGTCATAATGATGTTGCTGGATTGGGTACATTTGGTTATAGACTTGATAAGAATCCAGGCGGAACTTCATTTGTAGAAGTAACATTTACTGCTCCTGCTCATAAAGCATCGAGAGTAACATATTTCATGAATGCCCTTAAGGTTCAGGATGATTTACAGGATCAAATTACTTTTGATAATGCACTAATTCAATCTGAATCTGGTACTTATGAAGGTACTCATAGTGATATTAAGAGAGCATTTAATTTAACACATAACAACTATCCTATTTTTGATAGAGAATTTGATGGAAGTGATAGTGCAATTATTGATATATTAGATAATACAATTAAGTTACCTAATCATTACTTTGTTACAGGTGAAAAACTTAGATATGAACCAATTGGATTAGGAAGTAGTACTAATATTGGTATTGTTACTACAACTATTTCAGGTATTGGTCAGACTGACAAACTTCCTCGTACAGTTTATGCTGTTAAAGTTGATGAGGAGAAGATTAAACTTGCAGGATCTGCAGAAGATGCATTATTAGGAACACCTGAAATCCTAGACATTTCTAGTGTTGGTATTGGTACAACAATGAGATTTGTTGCTGATAGACAGAATACAAAGGTTATTGTTGCTCTTGATAATATTATTCAGTCTCCAGTTGTATCTACAGCACTAACAACTCATCTAGATCAACAATTATTCACTACAGACAACTTAGTACAAGTTGGAAGTATTACTTCTATATTTGGTGGAGATTTGATTAAGATTGGTGATGAGATAATGAAGGTTGAAGGAGTTGGTATTGGAACCGCTAATGGAATAAGAGTACGTAGACCTTGGTTAGGTACTAAAGTTGGATATGCTGCAACTAGTGCATTAGTTACTAAAGTTCAAGGTAATTATAATATTGTTGATAACGTTCTTAACTTTGTAGAAGCACCTTATGGTAATGTACCATTCAGTTCTACAACAAATGAACCTGATGAGAGAGATTGGGTAGGTATCGAGACTGGATCAAGTTTCCAAGGAAGATCCTTTATGCGTTCAGGTATTCCCGATACATCAACAGAAGCTTATAGCAACAACTATATCTTCGATGACATTTCTTCTGAATTTGATGCGATTAACAGCACATTTACATTAAAAACAGAAGGCGGTAACTTTACTGGTGTTGAACAAGATAATGCAGTTGTTTTAATTAACGACATCTTCCAAGAACCAGGATTAGTTGGTGATTACTTCTTAGAGCAGAGTGCTGGTATTACATCTGTTACTTTTGTTGGTACTGCAAGAACAATTACTAATGATGTTGGTATTTCTTCTTTCCCAAGAGGTGGTGTAATTGTTTCTGTTGGATCTGAAGAAGGTTTAGGATATCAACCATTAGTTGATGCTGGTGGATCCCCTAATGTTTCTATTGCAGGAACAATTGGTTCAGTTAGTATTGGTAATAGTGGATCTGGATATAGATCTGGAGTTCAGACAGTTGTTAATGTAGGAGTTAGAACAACACCTAACATTGCAAGTAAAGTTGTTGATATTGGTACTGCATCAGTATCTGGTGGACATGTTACAGGAATCGCTGTTACTAATCCTCAAGTATTCAATGCACCAAGTGAGATTCAGCATGTAGATTATACAAGAACTAATGGTATTACTACAATAACCACAATCAATCCTCACGGGTTGTCAGAGACTGAAATGGTTATTCTTTCTGGAATAGCATTCACTTGCGATTATGCTCCTGCTGTTAGCATATATGATGCACAATATGATAATGTATCTGGTATAATGACTGTAATGACTACCACTTCTCATGGAATTGGAAGTGATAAGCAAGTTATATTTACTGGACTTGCAATGACATGTGGATTGGATAATGGTGCTACAACACATATCTATCCAAGAGGAAAAGATATTGCTTATGATAGACCAATCAATATCCTAGATGATGGACAACATTATACAGTAACTAATGCTGCTTATGATCCATATGAAGGTGTGATGACTATCACTATCAACAATCATGGATTTGGTAATGGGAAATTTGTTAAACTGTTAGAAAATTCAGTATCATTTACATGTGATAAGGATAATTATGAAACAGTTCATGCATATCCAAGAAAAGGTGATCATTCAATCGATAGATGGTTGAAGGTTTATGATGTAACGGTTAATACATTCAAAGTTAATGTTCTAGATTTCACTCAAAGACCTTCATCAAATACTACTATTCATGCATTCCATTCTGCACTTGAAAATGGATTAGTTTACAATAATGGCAAAATAACAGTTGATGTTGGTGCTGCTGGTCCTTCAGATCAATATGCACATACTTGGGCTGGAGGAACATCTGCTGATGCGATATTAACTGGCGGAGATCACACACATAGATTCGTTAGTGCATCAACTGGTGCGGTAGTTACTGGTGGTGATTATAATCATACATTTGTAAGTGCTGTTGATGGTGGAGTTAATGTAACAGGAATAGGAACTACAACACCAATTGACGCAACTTATGATGCTGCAAAAGGTGAATTAGTACTTACTATTCCAAATCATCCTTATACAGTTGATGATACTGCTACAGTTAACGCAAATGCAGTAACATTTACATGTAAGCAGGATGGTAATACAACCAACCACTCATATCCAAGAGCAACAGATCCAGTAGCAGGAATAGCAACTGCAATTGTAGGAACAAGTCAGAATACTATTACACTTCTTGTAGGTAAATCACCTCTAGTTAAGTATGATGTTACTGATGCATCTTATACAGGATCTACTGGTAAGTTAGTATTGACAATTGGAGATCATGCATTACGTGGATCATCTACATTCAGTGTCAATAATGTAACTTATGATGGTGCATCTGGTATCATGACCATGACAACTGCATCTGCTCATAACATGTCAGATGGTGATAAGATTAAGATTGCAGACAATGCTATAGTATTCACATGTGGTCAAGATGGTAATAATTCAAACCATTCATATCCAAGAGCAGCAGTTCATAAAGGTAATGGTGTTGTAGAAGCAGATCCTGCAAGTAATAAGTGGTTACCAATCAGTAAGGTAACAGCAAATACCTTTACTGTTAGAGTTGTAGATAGAATTCCTTCTACTAACGTAACTCCACATACATTTGTATCAGCAACTGCTAATGGATTAACCAAAGCAGGTGAATCTATCAGAATTTCAGATGATAGTTTAACATTCACTTGTTCGATGGATGATTATGTAAGTCCTCATACTTATCCAAGAGGAACTGATCCAATCTATCAGACATCGGTATCAGTTGCTGCAACAACCAACAATACAATTACATTAGATGTTGGTTTAAGTACTTCTGTTAATTACAGTGTAACTAATGCAGATTATACTGCTTCTACTGGTATTATGACCATGACTCTTAGTGAACCTCATTCACTAGTTACTGGTAGAAACATTAAGATAGCAAAAGAATCCCTAACATTCACATGTACTAAGGATGGAAATGCTACACAGCATAAGTATCCAAGAAAACCAGATAAAAATTACAATGGTGTAGATGTTATCGGTATTGGAACTTTAGTTCAGCATAACGTTACTAATGCAACTTATATACCATCTAATGGTAACTTAGTTCTAACAATTGGTGCTAATCATGGATTGAAAATAGATGATTCAGTTAAGATTAAAACTAATTCATTAGTATTCACTTGTGCGATGGATAGTAATGCTACTAACCATCCTTATCCAAGAGTAACTGATCCTGTACATGATAAGTTTATTAAAATTAGTAGTGCTAATCAGTCTGCTGGTACGATTACATTAAATGTCGGAACAACTCCAGAAGTTGCTCATGATGTAAGTGCTGCAACATATAATCCTGAATCAGGAGAAATGGAACTAACAATTGGTCTCCATACTCTAACTGCAGGTACAAGTATTAGACTTGCTGCTAATTCATTAAACTTCTCATGTAATAATGGTGGAGTACAGAATAGAACATATCCTCGTGCATCTGGTGCTAATACCAGTAGTGGTGCTGACTACGTATACAATAATGCAGTAAAGATTCTATCAGTTACTACAACTACTATCCTAATCAATGTTAATGATCCAGTAAATCCTGGTCCTATTAGTCATAACTATCCACACACATTCATCAGTGCAACTGCTGGTGCTGTTAAGAGTGGTGGTAACTATAACCACACATATGTTGGTGGAACTGTAGCAAATGCAGTTAGTGTTGGATCAACTGTTATTTCTGTTAATATCGGAGTTTCTACAGTACCAACATTCTATAGTTCAGGTGGTAAAGTTCAGCAAGCAATTGTTGCTCCTAGAGCAAAGAATCTTTCACCTAGTGGTGCTGATCCTGCTATTGACGGTAGTGTGGTTGTTAAGGTACTTGATAGCACTACATTTGAAGTTAATAGTGGATTATCAACCAGACATCACAACTATGCAAGAGGTGGTAAGGTTGATCCATTCTTAGATGTTGTAATCGACCAACCACTTTCATATTCTAATATTCCGTTAGTTTACAGTGGATCTGCTGCTGCAGGTGTTGGAACATATGCTACTGCTGATATTATTGTTGGACAAGGTTCTAGTGTTATTAGTTTCTCTATTAACAACAGTGGATATCGTTATGGTGTTGGTGAGAAATTGACTGTTTCCTCTGGTGGTACTTTAGGTATTCCAACAACATCTGATTTTAAAGAATTTGAACTTACTGTTCAAGATATATTCACTGATGAATTTAATGGTTGGTCTATGGGTATGTTACAAACCTTAGACAATGTTGATCATCTATTTGATGCTAATAGAATTAACTTCCCAATAAAAGTTGGTGGTAATCTAATTGCTATTAAATCTTCAGAAGGATCTAATATCAATGTCGAAGATACTCTATTAGTATTTGTTAATGATATACTACAAGTTCCTGGTAAAGGATTTAGATTTGATGGTGGTAGTGTAATTACCTTCGGTGAAGCACCTAAGAAAGGTGATACTTCTAAGATCTTATTCTATAAGGGAAGTGGTGATGTTGATGTTGTCTTTAGAAACATAATTGATACTGTAAAACGTGGAGACACATTAGAAATTGATAATGATGTTGAAAGAGGTCAGCATTGGAGTCTAGAAGAAGATGAAAGGATTGCTACTAACATTTTATCAATAGACACTGCTGAAACAGATCCATACACTGGTCCAGGAAACGTTAGTGATCCTAATTTATTACGTCCAGTTACTTGGTGTCGCCAAACTGCTGATATGATTATTGATGAAACTGAAGTAGGTAAGGCAAGAGAATTGTATGAACCAGTTATTTCACCAACTGCTTACATAACTAAAGCAATTTCTGCTGGATCTACTGAAATATATGTTGACAACTTAAGACCATTGTTTGATGGTAAGAATGAGAATAATGTTGATCCATACTTACTATTCCAGAAGAAAGTTACTTTCGTTGATATGGAAACTCAAGTTGGTGCAAGTGCTACAGCAACAGTTTCTGGTGATGGAGTAATTTCAATTACAGTTACTGATGGTGGTGTAGGATATACTACTGCTCCTACAGTTTCTATTCAGAATCCTATTGGAATTGGATCTACTGCTCTTGCTACTGCAACGGTAAACAACACAGGATCTATTTCTGCTGTTTCTATTACTTACAATGGTGAAGGATATACTTCTATACCACAGGTTCTTATTTCTCCACCAACATTAACTGAAGAAACAAAACCAATTAACTGGTTCGCAGGTGATTCTGGAGTAATTGTTGGATTTGGTACTACAACTATTGCTAACAGTGATACTATGTTATTTGACTTCCATATTCCATACGGTTCTGATTTACGTGATGCATCCATAGTAGGATCTGCTATTACATTGAGTCAGATACAGCAAGGCGATTTCTTTGTTGTTAGGAACTCTACAGTTGGTGTAGCAAATACTCTAATAAGATCATATGGTCTTGATGATACTGTAGTTGCAATAGGAACTGAATTTGTCGATAATATCTACGTTGTAGGTACTGTTGAGAATAAGACAGTTAATATTCCTGGTGTTGGTGTAACAATGGTAAGAAGAGTAGGTTCTAGAGTTACTGGATTATCTACAATTACCTTTGACTCTACAGGAATCACATTTGATAGTGAGATATATACTATGGACAACTCTGTAGTTGGGTCTGGTAATTCCTATGTTGGTACTATCGAGACTCCTATAGGAATTGGTGATTATAGTTGGGGTAAGTTACAAACCAAATCTAAATTACAAAACAGTTACAAATTCTATGGTGGCAATGGTATTGGTGTAGGAGAGACTTCTACATCTGCTACAGGTATTCACACTTCTTCTATCGTAAGAAGGTTTGAGCCGTTGAGATCAATCAATTACATAGTCTAAATACTTTATAAACTAGGGAATAAGAATGGCCAAACTAGGTATATCAACAGGAACGGTTGCCAATGATGGTACTGGTGATACCCTGAATGAAGCTGGTACTAAATCGAATGCCAATTTTGATGAGGTTTATACTTATCTTGGCGATGGAACTAATTTGGGTTCTACAGGAACTAGTCAGTTAGTTGCTGGTAAATTGCAGGTTGGTGCTGGAGAAAGTACGGGTGATGTTAATATTGCGACATTTAATGGGTCAGTTAATTTAAACGGTGGAGATATAAGAGTTGGTGGTGGTGCGTCTATAACAGGAATTGCAACAGTTAAGTCAGATGCGGTTGTTCATGGAAACGTTTATATTCATGCTGGTATCGTAACTGCTGGTACTGGTGTTGTTACTTACTTTGGTGATGGTTCAAGTCTTACTGGTCTAGGTGGTGCTGGTAGATGGACAGGTGATGCTACAGGTATTAGTACATCGAAAATAGTTGGTATCAATACTATTGCTTCTGCTGCTGGTATTGCATTAACAGTTAATGGTCCTACTTATTTGGGTGGTATAACAACTCTTTCAGATGATGTTACTTTCTTAGGTCAAGGGAGAAACCTATTATGGGATAAATCAGACAATCTTCTTTGGTTTAAAACAAATGTGAATGGAGGAGAATCTGCCAAAGCGTGGTGGGGAGATAGTCCCAGTTATGGCAACCTTGCGATATACATGAATGCAGGTGGTCCAGCAATAATCGGTACTCGTCACCAAAACCTACAAATATCTAGTGGAGACACTAGTGATATAAATTTGATGTCCAGTAAAGATATCAATCTTAGCAATTCAGCAGGAGCAGGTGCTTATTATCTGAGATGTAAAGAAAATACAAATACTAATGATCAAAATATACAACTTTATTATGGATTTACTGGAACTGAGGCAGATGCTGTACGATTAACAACTACTTCTGGAGGAATAGATGTTAATGGGCATGTAGGTGCTTCTGGTTCTATAACTGGTACTTCTTTCTATGGTGATGGATCAAATCTAGAAGGTGTTGCAAGTTCTGGTATTGGATTATCAACAAGAGTAACAATAAACAAACAAATAACTGGTCTTGGTATTGGTGCAACTGTAAACACTATGTTCTTAGATGGTAGGAAATCTTGGATGTTGCAGAAAGTAGGTATTTCAAGTGCTGCATGGGTAGTCCTTTATACCGATCAAGCAGCAATGACAGCAGACGCAGATCGAAAAGTAACAACAGACCCAGTACCTGGTTCTGGTGTAATTGCAGAAGTTAATACAAGTACAGCAGGTGTTAGTACGTTCATAATGAGTCCAGGTATAATGGGATGGAACAATGATGCAACACCATCAGACAAAATATATGTTAAGGTTTGCAATAATGAGACATCTGCATCAAACATTACAGTATCTCTAACAATCGTTCAGTTGGAGGCTTGATAGATGCTCAGTGATATAAAGAGAGAATATATCGTTACTGTTAAAGAGCATAGCGATTTAGGAAATTTTTATGATGAGATGGAAACTTCTGGAAGTGATGGATATTGTCCAGATAGGGAAGTAGAATGTCTTGCCAGAAGAAATATTAGTAGAAATACACACTATAAGTTAAGTGAATTAGACGTAAGTAAATTAAAAGATCATCCAAATGTAATCAATATAGAATTAGCACCTAATGAAAGAGGTTTAGAAGAAACTCCTCTTTGGGGTCCACAAAGTGGTGATTTCCAAAAGAACACGACTTTTTCTAGTGGTGATCTTAACTGGGGATTAAAAAGAGTTGTTGATGGTGTCCAAACTGCCAATTGGGGAGTTGATGGGCAAATGGTTCTCAATGGTACAATACAAACAGGTTCTTCTGGAAAGAATGTTGATCTTGTAATCGTAGATAGTCATGTAAATCATGAACATCCAGAGTTTTGGATAAATCCTCTTAGTAATACTGGTTCTAGAATGAATCAGATCAACTGGTTTCAGTATGCATCTGCTATTGGAGATAGTAACGCTTCTGGAAAAACTTATACTTACAGTGCTACTGGGTATGGTAATCCAGGTCAAAGTAATCACGGAACTCACGTTGCTGGTACTGCTGGAGGTAATACTCAAGGATGGGCAAGAGACGCTAATCTTTATAATATAGCATTTAGTACAGACCTAGTTAATAATCGATCTGGTACATCATATTCTTCTTTTGCAGTTTATCTTTTTGATTATCTAAGAGAATTTCATAAACAAAAATCAGTTAATACTAAGACTGGAAGAAAAAATCCAACTATAACAAATCACAGTTGGGGTTATAGTCAAGGTAGTCCAGATCTTAATAGCATTACGAATGTTAATTATAGAGGAGTTAATACATCAGTAAGTGGATCAGATGCTGAAAGAAAAACTATATTAGAAGCAAATGGAGTTCCTTGTCCATTTAATACTACCTTGTATAGAGTTCCTGTAAGAGTTAGTTCTGTTGGGGTTGATGTAGAAGATGCTATAAATGACGGTATTATTGTTGTCAGTTCTGCTGGTAACTCTTATTGGATGTGTGATTTACCTACTGGTTCTGATTTTAATAATTATTATCAAATTGGTGCATCAACATATTATCATTCTAAAGGATCAAGTCCAGGTGCAGATGCTAATGCAATATGTGTAGGTTCTGTTGGTGATGTTAAAGATGAATATAAATCTAGTTTTAGTAATATAGGTCCGAGAGTTGATATCTTTGCTCCAGGATCAAATATCATTTCT